TAACTCCAACATTTCCTTGTAAACCAATGGGTCCGGTATCACCGGTATTGCCGATATCTCCTTTATCACCTTTGTCTCCTTTCACTCCTTGAGGACCAATAGGGCCCAATTCACCTCTAGATCCCTTGACTCCAATAGGACCTTCTTCGCCAATTACACCTTGTTTTCCTTGTCCGCCTCTCGGACCTACTACTTTACCTACATCTAATTTTTCACCATCAGTAAAGCCTAATATTAAATTATCTTCAAATATACCTGCTTCTGTTAAAGAATTACCTGCTTCACCACTTTCACCCTTTTCTCCTTGAAGTCCAGTAGCTCCTACAATAACGGGATTAGTGTCACCTTTGGGACCTGCTGGTCCTGCTGGTCCTCGAACAAATTTAACGTTATCAATTTGTTCTTTTAATTCCAAAAGTTGTTTTTTAGTTTCAGATTTAGATACCTGTACTGCGGCAGCTAGAACTTTAGCTTGGTATAGATCGAGATCTTTCATTATTCCTTTTCCTCGGCGCTTAATTCTGTGCTAACCAACAAAGATGTCATCTCTGAAATGAGTTTTTTATCTTCAGTACTCATTTCCGATGGCTTTATTTCTTCTTCTAAATTTACATTATCTATCATAGATGACATTTTAGAGATTAAAGTTTTATCTTCTTCATTCATCTCAACAGGTATAAATTCTTCTTCTTGTGGCTCAGGCTCTGCTTTAGTTGCCGGTTCATCATCTTCCTCTTCCTCTTCATCATTCATGGGACTATCAGGATCTTCTTCTTCAGCCTGAATTTCTTTGTCCATTTCTTCTATTTCTTCTTCAGACATATGAAGAACATTCTTCCGAATCCATGCTAATGAATAATACTTACCTACAAATGTATCAATTTCGTTAGCCAGATTTAATCTCTCACGAAGAATTTCTGCTTCTTTTAATTCTGAATAATAATTATCATGAGAAAACTCATATGACAGATTCTCGCGAATTTTAGGCCAATCTTTACGATTGATAATACCTTTTAATACTAACTGAACTTCTAATAGCTCATCAAATAGATGAGTGAAACGTGTACGCAATCTTTTAATGAATTTAGAAAACTTCAATTCGTCTCTGGTAATCTCATTAGATCTACCTAAGTTAAACTGATTTTCTGATTCCATACGAGTTACAGGTACATTAAGAGACTTATATAACTTCCGCCGGAAATAATCTACATCATCCATTTCACCTAGATTAGTACCACCGGGTAAAGTTTCAATCTGAGTACCACGACCACCTTCTCTTCTGGGTAACCAAAAATCTTCCAACATAGTCATGAATTTACGATCATCTCTTACTTCACCTGTAGTAGCATCATATACAAGACGATTTTTATGTTTGGCCATCATATTAGCTAGATATTGTTCTGCTTTAGCGGGTGGTAGATTACCCACATCAATGTAGAAAATACGTCTTTCAGGAGCCCTAGATAGACGATAGATAACAGTTGCATCCTCTAACATTCTAAGTTGATTTAGAGGTTTAATAGCTTTATGTAGATAGCCTAAGATAAATTGATTATTAGGATCAGATACACCACTAGTAATATGACAGATAGCGTCAGTAGATACTTTAATACCAGTTTGTGTACCTGCTTGTGAACTAATACCTTTGGGGTAATAGATGAAATATTCGTTATAACCCTTTTCAATAGTAATTTTAGTACGAGGGTCAGTAGTTGTAATCTTCTCACGAATCTTTTTAATTTTTCTAGGATCTATTTTACGAAGTTCTTTGATACCTTCTCTAGGTTTCTTTTCATTAACCATAAGATGATAGTATAAACGACCGTCGATATACCATTGTTTAAAGATATCATAACCCTTACCATTAAAGTCTAAGAGTTTTAATACATTATAGAATTCTTCTCTAATTTTAGTTTTAATGCTATCTGAATACTCTAAATCATCTAACATAATATCTACGGGCATAGCATTATCGATAACGATAGCTTCATTAACGATATCTTCGATAGCACTATCACATTCTGGCTGCATGGCCATAGTACGATAACGAGAAACAAGGTCTGCTTCTGATTTAGTTGTGCCTTCTAGATCTACATATGTACCATATACGCCACCAGCCGCTACTTCTACTGCTCCATCATCATGTGCGGGTGGCACAAATGATTTTACGGTATTAGCTGCTTGTTCTTCTTTACTTTTAGCAATGGTGAAACCAAATAATTCTACTGCCATCTATCACACTTCCTAGAATAGTTTTACATCTCTATTTATATTATAGCATTAACACGGTTTTAAGTCAATGATTAAAAAAACGACGGTCACAAAGTAACCGCCGTTCTTTACTAATATACTATTTCTTTATAATATAATTAAGAATTAGCCAAAGAGGGCGTTAGTTACTTGTCCTACAACACCTTCACCAGCTTGCCAATAATCATATGAGAACGTACATTCAAAAGTTTCGATGGCATCGTTTGTGCCCCAATCTAGCGCGATAGCACCGATTGAGACAGGGAAGATACCAACAAAGTTATATGTACGAATTGGATTGCCGTCTTTAGAGAATTGGGTTACCGTAGCATTAGATTTATATTGTGCCGCGGTACGAAGGCCAGGAGATCTTAGGTTTGTTTGTAAACCGTTGATAGCATTAGACCACCGCTCCATACCATCGCGAATGAGGAAATCCTCATCGTTGATAATAGTAGCAGTCCAATCAGCGAATGTTCTATTACCAGCATACTTGATAGCACGACCGAAATAGTTTTGAGTTGCAATACCCAAGGTAGCTTCAGGAATACTTGAAGCCTGTACCATGAATGATGTTTTAATAAATGATCCTCTATCAACTGGATTGTCAATAGTCACCTGGAACAGATTGGGCCTAGCGCCGCCGCCTGTCAACTGTCCTTGGAACCCGGTGATACTAAATGCCATTTTGATTAACTCCTTATCTTTTAACTATTTATACTAGACTTGTCCAACTACTTCACTAAATTCGACACCAGTTCTAACGGCGACAAAGTTTAGTTGAATGAAGTTGATAGAACGAGCAGGCTTGATGAAGATATCACCCACGAATTCATTACGGTCAATGATTTCGGGAGTATTATTTGATTCATCACACACTACTTTAAAGTCTGTAATACCACGGCGTCCTTGAACATCTCTAAGGAATGGGTCTACTAGATTAACAAAGTTTGCTCTGGTAAACTCATCATTGAACTCGAATAGTGTAAACTTAGCCGCTGTTGCGATAGCTTTCTCTAATACAATGAAGAGCCTTCTTACGTTAATACGATCAAAAGCACTGGGTTTAGCTAACATTGTCTTATCGCCGAATAAGACTGTACCTTGCCCAGGGAATGCTGTTATAGGATTGACACCACTCTTATAAAGTTGATCTCTCTCTGCTTTATTAGGATTAAATGCTAGTTTAATAACATTCTTTAATTGGCCTCTATTGAAACCAGCTGGTGAATACCAAGGGTCACGAACTCTATCAGTTCTTACCATAGTACCAGCACTATCTCCATTTAATGGAACATAGCGATAAAGGTCATTGAACTTATCATATTGATACTTCCAACCTGAGTCAAATACAGCAAATGAACTTGAAGGTAGGGTATTACGGAATGCAATAATGTCTTCTGCTTGAGCACCCGAGAAACGAGCATTGTCTACAACATCGGCCTTCTCTGGTGAAAGAACAGCTAAACAATCCTTACGGAATTCTGCAATTTGATTTACTAGATGAATTGCTCTAGTTTGATTGGCAGAAGCGCCAAGAATGAAAGAACAATCTACTTCTTCTGCATTCTTAAAGAAATTGTATCCGTTAATATAATCGGCATTAGATGGTGTAGCACCATCACGGCCATATACGAATGATGAAGTTTGTACAGCAGTACCACCAACAAAAGTTGTACCAGCTACTTTACTACCAGCATTAGTGTTAGTTGTATGATGTTTAGCCCACCAAACGTAATTTGATTTTCTATTCAATACTTCTTTATAGTAGTTACTAGCACCTTCGGGAGTCTTTGCATCTGATGCTAAAGAGAGACTTGCCCATGTTTCTAAGACTTGATTTTTAGTACCGGTCCATTTGCCGTCTTCATCAACTATAGCAACATGAACTTCATCAGCCGTGCCACCTTGTGTATTAGCAAAAGGTGAAGTGCCTGGAGCTATATCAAAGTTATTATAGAACTCCCAATATCTTGTAACATTAGCTGGTATACTTTGTGTTGAATTAATTATAATAGTATTACCAGTATATTTCTCTTCTAGTGTAATAGCAGTAGCACTGTCAATAGAAGAAATACGGAGTTTCTGTTTGTCTGGGCCTAACTCAATTAGATCACCAGCTACGAACTGAGTGGAGAAGGCGGTGCCATTACCAGAAAGCGCGGTTGTTTGTGTAGTAATAG